GCCGGGTATTGGCTCCGACAGGATCGCGTAGTAACCGGGCGCCAGGTTGTAGCCGCTACCGGCCTCCAGTGCCCTGACGGGCACGCTCGCCTGATGCTGGCCATCCGCAAAGGTCGCCGCCGCAGTGGTCACCAGCACATACACCGTGCCGTTGATGGGGGCCGACTGGACGCGCGTGCCGGCGGGCACCTCCAGGGTGCCGTCGGGCGTGCCGCGGGTCAGCAACAACGTGCCGATGGCGCGGGTCGCCGGCTTGCGCTCCACGTTCACCGCCCAGGCCAGCATGTCCAGCCAGGCGCCGGTGGCGGTCTTCACGAAAAAGTTCGGCAGCACCGTGCCCGTGACGAACTCCAACAGCCACAGCACCGGCTTGGTCACCAGCGCCGTGACCACGCGCCAGAACGGCGAGTACGCGCTGGTGTTGCTCAGCTTGCTGCCCTGGGCGGTGACCTCACTTTCCCAGGCCTGGCGCAGCCCCGCCTCGGTGGTGGGGATGCCTGCATCCATCAGCGCTTGCTTGAAGTCCACGTCGCTCACAGGGCCACCTCGATGCTGCCGAATTTCAGGGTTTTGGCGGTCACCAGGTACTGGCCTGGCTCCACCTGGGTGATCAGTGCGGTACCGGGAATCAGGCGCTCGTCGGCCTCCACCAGCAGCTCCATCTGCTGGATGCAATCGCGTTGGCGCAGCCGGTCGCGCTCGGCCACCAGCGTCACCAGCAGGCCGCTGTCGCGGATCATGTGGGCGATGTCCTGGGCGATGCTTGCGCGGTCGTCCACCAGCAGCGGCTGGCGGGACAGGTCCAGCACCAGGTCGTTGTCGGCGATCAGCAGGTCGATGTAGTCGCTCATCCGCCCACCGCCATGCCCAGCATGTTTTCCAGCTCGAGCGGGCTCATCGCCTTACCGGTGTGGATCTCGACTTTCTCAACCCGGGTGCCCTTGTCCTGGTTGCTGGTGTTCTGGATGTTTGTCAGCAGCCCGCCCGGCGGCACCGCGTTGGCACGCTGCGGCGCAAGCCCGGCCAGCGGCTCGTTGATGCGTCGCTGGGTCTGCTCGGCCTGCGCGGCAGGCATCGGTGCGAGCACCAGGGGCGGTACGGCTGGCGTTGTGGACGGCAGCGCCTGGCGCATTGCACGGTCAATCGCCGGCGTGCTGGGCGGCTGTGTCGCGGTCAGCGCCGGTACTTCCGGCATGGCGCCAAGCTTCGCGTCGATCTCCACGCCCGGGATCTTGTTCAGCATGGCGATCAGGCCGTTGATGGCCCCGTAGAAGATCGCCAGGATGCCGTCCCAAGCGGCCTTGGCCATGCCACGCCAGCCACCCATCGAGGCGAACCAATCGGAAAGGGCGGTCAGCTGGGCCGATACCCACTGGAAGGCCGCGGTGTTCATGATCGCCGCGCTGATCTCGTCCCAGTAGATGACGGCTGCTGCGATGGCCGCGACGAGGGCGATGATGCCGATCACCACCCAGGTGACCGGGTTCGACCACAGCGCCGCGTTGAACAGCCACATGCTGGCCGATGCCACCTTCGTCCACACCGCCAACGCGCCCATCTTGAGCGCCACCGCCATGATGGCGATCTCCTGCTTGATGAAGCCCGCCAGTCCGATCTTCTGCAGAAAGAGGAACGGCAGCCACGCGGTCTTGGCCATGCTGACGATGAACGACAGCGCGGCGATGGCCGCGATCAGCCCGAACACGCCCAGCACCGTCATACCCACCACGCGGGTCAGGTTGGGGAACAGCTGCGTCCAGCGCGTGACTGTGGCCGCAATGCCCGTCAGCCGCTCCATCAGCGGGGTCAGCATCGGAATCAGCGCCTGCCCGAAGGCTGTGCGTACCGCCTGCACCGCGGCGCCGAACTGCTGCCAGGGGTCGACCATGGCCTTGGCCATCTTCTCGGCCTGCTCGAGGCCGTGCACGTTGCCCAGCTGCTCCATGCTGTTGGCGAGGCCCGTGGTGTCGGTCATCAGCAGCTTGATCAGGCCCACGGCCTCGTCGGAGCCGAACGCCTTTTTCAGCGCGTCGGATTCGGCCACGTCCAGCGTGTCGCCGAACTTGCCCTTGAGCTTGTCCAGGATCTGCAGCATCGGCAGCATCCGGCCCTGGCTGTCCGTGAACGACAGGCCCAGCTTCTCCTGAGCGCCGCCGACGCCAGACAGGAAGGCCTTGTACTTGGTGCCGGCCTCGGCGCCGCCCATGGTCGCCTGCAGCGTGCCGAGGATGGCCACCTGCTCGGACAGGCCAATGCCGGCGGACGTCGCACTGGCACCGATCGACGTGAACGCGTCGCTCATGTCTTTGCCGGTGGTCTTGAACATCTGCACGGCCAGCGCCGTCTGGCCGGTCAGGTTCTCCACCCACTCGGCTTTGCCCATGGCATCGGCCTGGTTCTTGAAGATGCCGTACATGGTGCCGACGTAGCTGGTGATCGTGCCGGCGTCGGCTTTGGTCGCCTTGGCCAGCAGGTTGCTCGCGTTGGTGAACGAGGACAGCTGCTCGCCGGTGAGCCCGGCGATCGCCGACTGGATGTCGTAGGCCGAGGCCACGAAGTCACGGGCGTTAGCGCCGTAGGCCACGGAGAATTCCAGCGCCTTGTCGTTCAGCCGCTGCAGCGCGTCCTCGGCCACGCCGAGGGACTTCACCTCGCCCAGGGCACGGTTCATCTCCAGCGCAGGCTGCAGCGATTCGTTGATGGCCAGCCCAGCGCCCACCATGCCGGCCAGGCCGAAGCCCATCTGCCGGATGTTGTCCTGACCTTTCTCGGCCAGCTCGTTGAAGCCCATCTTCACCTTGCCCAACGGCGCGCTGACCTGGTCGGTCAGCTTCAGGATGAAGTTCAGGGCGGCGCTGTTCGTAGCCATCGATCACCTAACCATTCAACGCATGGGCAATGCCGTTCGCTACGGCGATCTCCATGCGTCTCCAGTACTCGTCCTCCAGCCACTTGGCGGTGCCCATGTTCTCGGGGGTGGGCGCCGCGCCAGGTAGCCAGCGTTCAGCCAGGGCCATCAGCTGGCCCAGGCCGTCTTCGGTCAGTCGTTCGGCTCGGTGGAGGGCTTTTTTACCGCCACCTCAACGTCCGGGCTGTACTCCTCGAGCAGCGTGCCGGCCACCTGCATGGTCAGCACCGGGTTGGCCAGCAGCGGGCGCAGCGCGTCCTTCTGGTCGGGCTGCACGGTGGTGGTCAGCAGGTTGTGGCCGGGGGCGACCTTGTTGCTCGGGGTCAGCGCGTTGAAGTACTTCGTCACGTCCTGGGCGGACAGGTTGAACGTGAAGTCGGTGGCGCCGATGGTGATCACGATCTGGCGTTGTGCGGTCATGCTCTGTTCCTCATAAGGGCTTCGATGTGGGCGCGCAGGTTGCTTTCCAGCTTGTCCATGGCACGCTCGAAATCGGTGGTTTTCGGGTAGTTCTGGGCGATCTCCACGCGCAGCTCCAGGTGCTCGCGTCGCGCCTCGCTCACCTGCCGGAACAGATGCGCCTGGAAGCCGATCACGGCGGTCAGCAGCAGCTCCGGCAGCAGGTTCATCAGGTTCTCCAGCAGGCCCATGTCAGGCGCTCCAGTTGCCACGCCCGCCAATGCGCACCGCGGCGTGCATCAGCCAGGCCAGGGCCTTGTTCATGCCTTCCTCGAGGAGGGCGGCGTGGAAGATCCTGTCCGCCTCGCGCTTGGTGAAGCGGTGGGTCAGGTTCTCGTAGATGAAGTCGTGCACCACGGCCGGCCGGCGGGCCTGCACGTGGTCGCGCGGCACGATGCGCCAGGCCAGGCGCGGCAC